TCATATTCTAAAGAACCATACACCTCATCAGTAGAGATATGATGGAACTTTTCAACCTCATGCTTTAGACTAGCATTAAGTAGGTTGATTGTGCCAACAACATTTGTTTCTAGAAATGGTCTGTAATTTTTTATAGATCTATCAACATGACTTTCAGCAGCAAAATGAAAAACCTTTCTTGGTTTATACTTATCAAAAATATAAGTGACATGATCCTCATTAGAGATATCACACCACTCAAAAATAAACTGCTTGTTCTTGGGAACATACTCCAAGTCAGCAGCATAAGATAGATTGTCTATAACAATAACTTGATCATCTATTTCAGTCTCATTCTTCAAGTAATGAAGAAAATTACTACCGATAAAACCAGCTCCACCTGTAACAATATAAGTCATTCTGTTCCGTACTCATTGAGGGAGGCATAAAGACTACGGGTTTGGATTCTACCATAATCATCTTCGAGTCTTATAATATCATCTTCTTTACATATACCACGTTGAACCTCAATGATAACAATACCATCAGGACCACCTGCTAAACGGTGACGTTGTTCTATACCAATAAAAAATGTATCACCCACTTTAGCAGGTGACTCAAGATTACCTTGGGTAATAGTACCACTACCTTCAACTACCACCCAGTCCTCAGTCCTGTGTTGATGATATTGTAGTGACAACCTTTGGTTAGGTGCAACATAAATTTTTTTCACTGCATATGTCTCTGCTCGACATATACATTTGTACCATCCCCATGGACGGTCTCTCTGAAAACTCACCTTAGTAACTCCGAATCAAGTAAATCATATTCTAAACTTTCTAATATGATGTTATAGTCCTTATCTTTATCATCATAGAAATAAACATCTTGGTCTTTGTAGAATTGGTAAACCTTTTGGTATAGATCTGGATGATCATACTCCAAATCAATTTTCTCTTCTACTGCATCGACTAAAGTTTTTGAATCAAGTTTGAATTTAGACAGGAATACACCTCGTGTCATGGTCTTCTTAGAGTACGTCGTTATTATAGAATACTCCACTTACCGTGTCAAGAAGTTTGAATAATCGTTATTAGTAATAACGTTTATGTTAATAGCAATACGATATTCATCACACTCTGTTGGCATTGGAGCGTGGTACATAGTGGCTGGAAATACTAATAGATCTCCTTCCTCTGGTGTATGTATAACCTTTTCACCGTCAACTAAAAACATTATATCACCACTACCTTCTGGCTTCTTAAGATAGTAAACAGTGGATATATCTCTCTGAATTTTCTCCTTCATATGATTGTGAAGGAAGGTAACACTCCTGTCTTTATTAGATACGTATGCCCATATTGCAGAAGCAAACTTCTCTGGTATATCTGCACGAGGATATAACCCCTTTACCTCATGGTAAACTCTATCAAATAATGGTTGAAAATATCTTATATTATTCGGAGCAATATCAAATACATATTTCCCAGACTTATATCTCCTGTGACTCCACTTATGTTGAGTAACAAGTTTATTGCAAATAGATTCATAATCATCAGTCCAATCAGTACCGATATGGATTGATTCAACGTACTTCAAAGTCAAGTTTACGTACCTTCCTTCTGCTACGGCTTTCTTGGAAAGCTATATCAGAATCACTGGGTTTATATTTGATAGGTTTAGATTTTACTTCTATCACCTTAGTCATATCCATAGCACTGTAGCCATCCTTAGTAATTCTTGCACAATTAGTACAACCACAAGTTCCATGGTCTATTATCTTACCACATAGCAAACATTTAATTTTTATCTCATTCATGATAGTCTGGATTTATCTTAACTGAAAACATTTGAATTGACATTCTAAGTCCCAAATCTTCACCTGCTAATACAGGACTTACTGCATGATCCTCACCACAATCATTTATTACAAGAAGATTTCTCTTGGGGTTTATACAATTTAATTCCCCAGTATATTTTTCCTTCCACATAAAGATTGCTCCCTTCTCAGGTGGCCAATCATTTAGATATAAGGTAGCACCATAACTATAATTATCATCATCATGCCAACCTATACCAGATCCAGGTAACCAAACATGGTAATTAATATTGGATGCTGGTGTTTCAAAATGCCTAGTTGTCTCATTCCTAATCTGATTGTAGTTATGTACATCAGGTTTATTAGATAGACAAGCAGTAAGACGATATGCTTGTTGAAGTGGTACTCCCCACTTCCACTTACTTATACCCCATACATCTTGCTTCTTTTTGCCTTGAATTTCTTCAATACATGCATCAATCAACTCATCAGAGATTGCATTTTCAATGATTCTCATTTGCTATAACTTCAAGATCTTTGTTAAAGATTTCTAGACCCTTATCAGTCAATACATGGTTGTACATTTTTTCAAAAACTGCTGGAGGCATAGTAACTATGTCTGCACCATTAGCAAATGATTGAGAAACGCTATTCACATAGCGAATTGATGCTGATAATATTTGGGTCTCATGTACTCTCTGTATTGTATATATGTGTTTGATATCTCTGATCAAATCCAATCCAGTAATAGAGTTATCATCTAATCTACCAACGAAAGGAGACACATACTTAGCACCTGCTTTAGCAGCAAGTATTGCTTGTGCAGCATCAAAGATCAAAGTAACATTAACATCGATATGATCTCTATGTAATTCCTTACATACCCATAGACCTTCAGGTGTGCATGGTACTTTGATAGTAGAGTGATGACCGAACTTAGTATATAACCTACGTCCTTCTCCTAGCATTTGTATAGCATTACCACCAACTTCCATGCTTATATCACCTAGACCTAAGTCTATTAGTTCCTGATAAACATCTTCAGGATCTCTTCCACTTTTACGGATTAATGTAGGATTTGTTGTTACGCCATCAATAAGTCCAGTGGCAAAGTGCTTATTGATTATCTCGGTATCGGCTGTATCGAGAAAGATCTTCATTGGAGTGACTGGGTTTTCCATTATGTATGTAATTTTACTTAGTATTATATCTAAATATATGAAGCGTGTACAGTTTTGTATGAAGAAACTTTTATTTTTTGTTGCACTGCTGACATTTGGTGGTGGTGTGGCTCGTGCAGATATCACGCACAGAATGTCATCTAGTACTCAGCTTATGACGAATGCTGCAGCTACTCAGGTGCAGAGAATTGGTAGTACTTATACTGCCTCAGGATCTGGTGTGACTATGGACGTTGGTGGTGGTAACTCTGCTGATGGTAACGTTGGTGGTATTGGTTCACTCTCATCAGGAGTAGGAGCTGGTTCTATAGCTTCAGCCACACAGACAAGTGCTGGTGGTGCATATAGCTTTAGCCAATCATTTATTCAGGGTGATGTAATTGAAACTACTGCTCCAGCAGTAGGTGCAGTTAGTGATTACTCTATCCAGACATCAACAGCTGTTGGTAGTGGAACTGGTACAGGTACTGTAACTTCAGCACATACAGCAACTGCTGTTGGTGGTGGTGCAGGTACTGTAACGACTGCACAATTTGTAACTGAGCTTACAATCAACTAAGTAAAATGAGAAGAGTCTTATTACTACTTCTCTTAGGAACTGGAACTGCAGCGAATGCAGTTCCCGTGGTCCCAAATTTTACCCAAGGCTCGATGACGAGCCATACGGAAACTACCAGTACCGTAACGGAAACCATTAATTCGATGGATTATGCTACAGGCTGGACGTATTCAGTTTCTGGTACAGGGGTAGAACTTGAACCAGGATCAACAAATGTAGCACCTGATGTGACTACAACACAAAACAATACCTTAGATGGTGTGACTACAACATGGACTGGATTAGATCTCTCAACAGAAAACAAACCGAACTTCGTTCAATCAGTTCCAGGAGCAGCGTTCCAATACACGGAACATTACAGCGGACCTGGGCTTCAGACTCACACAGTAATACAACGTACCCAAACAGTAACAAGCGTCACCGATACAACAAGTATATTTCAGCAATAATAGCGAGTCTTACGATAATACCTTCTGGTTTACCAGTACTAGCACAAACAGACGTAGGTGGTGTTAGTGCGACAGCAAACCCGATTGCGAATTCTTCTGGCTCAGTAACCAATCAAGCTATACAGGTTTTACAAGGTCCATATATAACAAATACTTATGGGGGTGGTATCCAGTGTCAAGGTGCTACCGCTAATGTCACGCCATACGTAACAGGAAGTTTATCTCAACAGCATCCTTGGGAGTTATTATATAATGATCCCGTCTATAATAATGTAGATGCTGACGACGACGGTGTTCCAGATAATCCAGGTGAAATTTTATATTACATTCCCACCCGTACAGGACAAAA